CCCCGCTCGCTCCGTGTGCAGGACACAGTACCCGGCCATGGGCGAGAGCGCCACGCTGACGCGCGAACTGATTTGGGCGCGATGACTATGACCTTGGCGCTGCTGAAAATGGCTGAGATTGGCGCAAGAAAAATAGCCGTTACAGAGCCGAAAACCGTTGCGCTGCAATAGAATCTGGTCATGACTTGCGCGTGGTGTGGTGCCACTTTCGGCGGTCGAGCTGATGCGCGTTTCTGTTCTGGCCGTTGCCGGGTTGCTGCGCATCGGGCTGACGTTCCTGCCGAGTTGCGTGCGCGAGATCGCTGGCTGCGTCACGACGCCAAGCGTCCGATTCAAGCGAATGGCCGCGCTGCGTCTAGCACGGACCCAGCGACGTGGACGACCTACGCCGACGCTGATGCGTCTGAGGTTGGCGACGGTCTCGGGTTTGCGCTGGGTGATGGCGTGGCGTGCATTGACCTGGACCATTGCCTAGACGATGGCGTTCTGGCTGATTGGGCTGCGCCGATTGTGGCGGCCTGCCGTGGCACATACATGGAGGTCAGCCCGTCGGGTCATGGCCTTCACATATGGGGTCACGCCGAGGTCGGCAAGGGTCGCAAGTTGGGTGGCGTTGAGGTCTATGACCGTGGGCGCTACATGACTGTTACTAAGCGCCGTTTCGGACGCTCGCCGCTGCGATTGCTGGATATTCAGGCGCAGGTGGATCTACTTCTTGGGAACCATGACGCGCTCGGTGCGCCTGTGATCGCCGCCTAGCACTAGGACCGCTGGCGCAGATTTTCCACCGTATTGACGTAATGCGTCTACCGCTTCGCTAAGGGAACTATCCGAGAGGTGGGCGACGGTCTTGTTGCCGACACGAACGGCCACCGTCTTACCCAGGTTGATTATCGTTGCGGGATAGCAATGCGCTGGCTCACCTCGACCGGGCAGGTCAGTCTTGCTGCACCACAACTCCCAGGTGACATCTTCCTCTCGGATGATTGTTCGCGGTGGTAGACCCATGTGCACTATCGCTGCATCAAACGTGATCGGCTCTGGCAGCGCTGTTGTCTTTGTCTTTCCCCCGAATAGTCCCATGTCTTTACAGTAAACCTGCGAACCCGAGGTGTCCATGTTTGTGCGTACAGGCCATGCCTGGTAGGGGTCCGGCTCCTAAGCGCGAGCGGTCCAGGCCGAATGACACCGCGCGCCGCGAGGCCGAGTTCACGCGCGTAACCGACGACGGCCAACTGCGTGGGCCGGTGTTACCGGATTCGATAAGTTGGCATGGTCGCACCTTGGCCTGGTGGGATAACTGGCGGCGCTCTCCCCTGTCGCAGACGTTCACCACGACGGACTGGGATTTCCTGCTGGACACAGCGGTCCTGCATAACGATCTGTGGGCCGGGAATACCGGCGTGGCTGCCGAGTTGCGGCTGCGTGTTGCCAAGTTTGGCGCGTCCCCTGAGGATCGGCTGCGATTGAAGGTTGAGGTCACCGACGAGGTGGCCGCTGCCAAGGCTGAGCCGCGCGTGGACTCTGACCGTAAGGCGCGTCTCGTTGCTGTCGCCAACGCATAGTCTTGGGCTCCAGATCGTTGATTGGCTGGAGCATTACTGCGTCCACGGTCCTGGCGATGTTGAGGGCGAGCCCCTGCGACTAGACGACGAGTTCGCCGCGTTCATCATGCGCTGTTATGAAACCGATGACGCTGGCCGCAGGCTGATCCGTCGCGCCGTGCTGTCGCGCCCTAAGGGTCGCGCCAAGTCGGAGCTTGCTGCGTTCCTGGCTATCGCTGAGGCGATTGGCCCGGTGCGCTTCTCGCACTTCGCTGCTGCTGGCGAGATATCCGCGTGGGGCTATCCCTACGACGAGGGCGAGCCGGTCGGCACTCCCGTGAAGCGTCCCGAGGTGCTGTGCTTCGCCACGGAGTACGGGCAGGCCGGCAATACGTACGACGCGGTGCGGTTCATCTGCTCTACGTCCGAGCGGTTGCGCGCTGATTATCCCGGCATTGACGTCGGGCTGACCCGCATCATCCTGCCGCAGGGTGGACAGATCACACCCGAGTCTGCTGCGGATTCATCCAAGGACGGCGGTAAGTCCACGTTCGTCGTGTTCGATGAGACGCACCTGTGGACGCTGCCACGACTGAAGCGGCTGCACCAAGTCGTGCTGCGCAATCTGCTCAAGCGCAAGACGGCTGCGGGCTGGGGCTTTGAGACCACCACGATGTACGCACCCGGTGAGGGCTCGGTGGCCGAGGGCACGCACGAGTACGCCAAGGCCGTCATGGAGGGTCGCACCGCTGACGCTGGTTTGCTGTTTGATCACCGCCAAGCATCACCGAAGTGGGACGCCAGCAAGAAGCGCGACAGGCTCGCAGGACTAGCCGAGGTCTATGGACCCTTTTCGGAGTTCATGAACCTCGACGCTATCGCGACATCGTTTGACGATCCGCAGACGTCATCGGCGGAGTGGGAGCGGTACTGGTTCAACCGTCCCGTGTCCCTTCAGGGTCAATGGCTACCGCAGGCCGCGTGGGATGAGTGCCAGGTGGCGCGCGAGATCCCTGACCACGCCGACGTGGTTCTGGCTCTGGACGGTTCGTTCTCGGGTGACTCCACCGCGTTGGTTGCCATCCAGATCGGTGAGTTCCCGCACGTTCAGGTGGCTGGTCATTGGGAGCGGCTGCCGGGTCAGACTGATTGGCGCGTGGACATCCTCGACGTGGAGGAGACGATTCGTACCGCGTGTCTGCGCTGGACGGTGCGCGAGATCACCGCTGACCCGCATCTATGGGCGCGGTCCTTGCAGATCCTCGCCGAGGACGGTTTACCCGTGACCGAGTTCCCGCAATCGGCGGCACGCATGACCCCTGCGACCAAGCGCACCACCGACATGGTGAATACGCGCAGCATGACCCACAACGGCGATGCGTCCCTCACTCGCCACGTCAGCAACGCTGTCCTCAAGCAGGACTCGCGGGGTACACGGCTGATGAAGGAAACCAAGTCGAGCGAGCGCCGCATTGACTTGGCCGTGGCGATGGTCATGGGTATTGAGCGCGCCATGACGCGCGTGGAAACACCACCTGCGCCGACTGTGAACTTCTACTAACGGAGACTTGATGCTGGCTAACGTCTTGCAGGTTGCTGGCCTGCTTGCTATCGCGGTGGGCGTGGGATGGATCTTCCTGCCTGCTGGCGTGGTGGCCCTCGGTGTCGGTGCGCTCCTGTTCGGTCTAGCGCTGGAGCGTGAGTGATGCTGGGACGTTTGCTGACCCCTGCGCGCGAGGAGCGCGCCGTGACCTACCAGTCACTCTTTCTGACTGACGGGATGCTGGCACCCGCGTCGCTGTCTGGCGTTTACATGACTCCAGCCACCTCGACGAAACTGGCGACCGTCTTTGCCGCGCTGCGGCTGATTGCCGACACGATTGCCACCCTGCCGATTGACTCCTTCATCCGCCGCGACGGTGAGCGCGTCCCGTTCCGTCCGCGTCCTGAGTGGGTGGACCAGCCCGACGCTGATCGCGCCGTGGCGCGCTCGGACTTCTACCAGTCTGTGTTGATGTCGGTACTGCTGAACGGCAACGCCTACATTCGGATTATCCGTGACAACGGCGAGGTCATCGGGTTCAAGGTGCTGGACCCGACCCGCGTGCGCGTGGAGCGTAACCGCGCCGGGTTCGCACAGTTCATCTTTGATAACACGATCATCATCCCCGCCGAGGACATGCTCCACATCACGGACATCCGGCGTCCTGGCGCGCTGGTCGGTATGTCGCGGGTGGATGAACTCAAGGACGTGCTGGGGATCGCTCGCGCGCTCGATGAGTACGCGGGCCGATACTTCGGCAGCGGCACGATGTCTAGTGGGATCATCAACGTCCCCGGCGATATGACCGAGGAGCAGGCGACCCGGCTCAAGGATCAGTTTGAGAAGAACAGCCGAGGGCTGACCAAGGCGCACAGGCCGAACATCCTCACGGGTGGCGCGACGTTTGAGAAGTTGAGCGCCGACGCCGAGCGTGCGCAGTTGGTGGAGTCCCGCGCGTTCACCGTCGAGGAGGTCGCGCGTATCTTCAAGATCCAGCCGGTCATGCTTGGCATCACGGCGGGGATGTCGCAGGCGTCGGTTGAGCAGCAACACATCCAGTTCGTGACGATCACGCTGCGGCCCTACGTTCACAAGCTTGAGGAAGCGTTCAGCAGCCTGCTGCCGGGTGGTGCGTTCCTGCGGTTCAACATGGACGGCCTACTGCGCGGCGACCTGGCCAGCCGATTCTCTGCCTACTCGACGGGTATGCAGTCCGGCTTTCTGTCCCCCAATGACGTGCGACGCCGCGAGGACCTGCCACCCGTGGATGGTGGCGACGTGTACCGGGTGCCGCTTGCGAACATCAACCTGGAAGCCGCCAACCTCGTGGAGACTGACCGCCGCGTGATGATGGCCACGAAACTTATCAACGTCGGTTTTGAGCCGGAAGAAGTTCTGGCAGCGCTGTCCATGCCGCCGATCACGCACAGCGGCTTGCCTTCGGTGCAGTTGCAGAACGCTGCCGCGTCTGTCGGTTTGCCGATTGACGACGTGTACCCGACAGGCCGCGACTGGCAGGAGGATCTGGAGCAGCGCGAAGCCATCGAGACCCTGGGCGAGACCCTGGTGTCCACGATCCAGAACTTGCCACAGCCGATTGTGAACGTACACATGCCAGAGCAGCCAGCGCGCACGCGCAAAGTGAAGCGCGACGCCGACGGCAATATCTCTGAGATCGTGGAGGAGTAATGGCTCTCAACACCAACGGGCTCAACGCGCAGGTCGGTGGCCTGACTGCCGTCGCTGCCTTTGCCAGCCTTCACACCGCAGCACCGAACGAATCGGGCAGCAGCGAGGTCACAGGCGGGTCCTACACCCGTGAGTCAATCTCCTGGGGCGCAGCGTCAGGTGGCACCGCAGTCTCCAGCGCGAATATCGTCTTTGACGTTCCGACGGGCACGACGATCACGCACCTCGGTTACTGGTCGGCGTCCACTTCGGGCACGTTCTACGGCAGTCGCGCGCTGGACACCTCGCAGACTTTCAGCACCGCAGGCACCTACACCATCAGCGCAGGGAACCTGTCCGAGTCAGTCTCCTAAGCCATGCCCAGGCTGTTCATCCTTGACAGCGAAAGTCAGGGACGCCTGGACCAGCAGGCGCTCGGGTACTTCATTGACGTACCTGGCCTGTTCACGCTCGATAGCAGCGACAAGGGACGCCTGAATGTCCAGCCGCTAGGCGGCACGGGTGCCGGGTTGGTAGTCGGCACTAGCGCGAATACGGGCAGCGTTATTGGTCAGCGCGGCATATTTGGCACCGCCAGCGGGACCAATACCAGTTCTGGAAGTGTTGCAGGTTTTCAGGGCTTCTCTGGCAGCGCATCAGGCGGTACGACGAGCGCAGGCACGGCGACAGGCATTGCTGCGCGCTTCGGTTCCGCGACAGGCTCACAGACTAGCGCAGGAAGCGCTACAGGCACCGAGAACGCGACAGGAACCGTCACGGGTGCGCAAACCAGTAGCGGCAGCGCTAGTGGCTCAGCGGCCCGCAATGGCAACGTGGTTGGGTTCAGCGTCAATGGTGGCGCAGCGGGTGGATCGCCAGACCTGACAGGTTCGGCGACCGGAAGCAGCACGAGCACGGGCAGCGCGTCGGGCAATACGCCGACACCGCCAACAGCACCGACTCCAGGTGGGCATGGACAGCCGTGGTGGTTCTACGAGCAGCCGCGCAAGCCAGAACCGCAACGACCGCGACCCCTGGAGTTGCGCGGGTTCGCTAGCGGTCGAGGTCGCAGCGCAGGCAGGGTGGCCGGGTCGGTCACCACCTTTGCGGTCATCGCGCAGACGCAGCGCACTAGCGGCGCGGTCCTTGGCGTCAGGTGGCCGGATGACTTTGAAATTGCACGGCGCGAACGCATCGCGCGTGATGACGACCTAATACTTATGGAGTTTGCATGATTACCAGCGGCCAGGTCACGGTTGGCACGGCAGCAGCCGTACAGGTTGACGGCAGTTCACGGAACCCGAGTTACCTGACGATCCACAACAATGACAACACAAAGACGTTGTACCTGGGTGGGTCGGACGTGACCACAGCCAATGGGCTTGTCTTGCTGAAGGAGGAGACGATCTCCTTTACGTTGAACCCTGGTGAAGCGCTCTACGCTATTTCCGCTAACGGGAACCACGTCATTAGCTGGTTGCGTCAGGCGCTCTAGTGCCGTACTTCATCACCGACCAGGCGCAAGGCTGCGACGGTTGGGCGACGATCAAGGACGACGGCGAGGTCATCGGCTGCCACACCACGAAGCAGGCCGCCATTGACCAGATGGTCGCGGTCAGCATCGCTGAAGGGCTTGAGCCAGGCCGCGAGCGCGTGGTGGAGACCAGGCAGGTGTCGGTCCCTGAATACGTTCGCAACGCGGCTGCGCGTGGTCTAGAACTGCGGCGTGAGGGTTTCGGCGGCGACGGTCTGACGGATCAGACGATCCGCGAAGCACGGCTAATGGCTGACGGCGAGATGTCGGACAGCAAGGTGGTCAGGGCTAATGCCTGGGCCGCACGTCACGCCGTGGACCTAGAGGCGCCTGCGAACCGGGACCCCGATCACCCGCAATGGCCGGGTGCTGGCGCTGTCGCTCACTACCTATGGGGAATCAACCCCTTGGACCCAGGACCGGCACGACGCTGGCTAGAGAGGCAGGTGGCCGCCATGCAGGACGAGCGCGTGCTACCCGACAACTACCGGCCAGCGCTAGAGGATGACGTTCCCGAGGGTCGCGCCTGCGGCAACTGTCGGTTCTATGACGAGTCAATGACACAGGGCGACCGCGCCTGGTGTCAGCGCTGGGACGAATACGTCCAGGGCGATTACTACTGCAATGCGTGGCAGGCTGATGAAAGGGCCGTGGATATGAGCCAAGTGGAGTTCCGCACGTTTGACGCGGATATCACCGAGATACGCCAAGCCGATTCCGGCGACGGCATGACGTTCGGCGGGTACGCCTGGAAGTACGACGTCCCGAGCCTGCCGCTGGGTCACGGGTTCACCGAGCGGATTGCGCCTGGAACCTTTACCCGGTCGCTGAAGTCCCGCGTGGACATTCGCGCCTACGTCAATCACAATGACGAACTGCTGCTCGGCAGCACCCGCGCCAAGACTCTGCGCATCGAGGACCGCGCCGACGGCGGCTATGTAGAAATTGACCTGCCCGACACTTCATGGGGCCGCGATATCAGGACCCTGGTCGCTCGCGGCGACATCACCGGGATGTCGTTCGGTTTCTCTACTGTCAAGGACAAGTGGAGCGACGACGGCACCGAGCGCACACTCATAGCAGCACGGCTCCATGAAACCTCGATCGTCACCGGGGTGCCTGCGTATCCGCAAACGACAGCATCCGTGCGCAAGTTGCAGACCCTTGCCACTCGCACGGCGACCGACGTGGACGAGTTAAGCGACGCCATGACTGCGTTGCAGGCTGGTGAACTGACCGAGGACCAGGCACACCTGCTGCGTAGCGTGGTCGACAAGGTTGCACCCGCGCCAGACCCTGCCGTGCCGACTGCGATCCTCGCCGCGAAACTCGCACTCGCTGAGAAGGCTCTAGGGCTCTAGCCCTCGGGGGTGATTGGTAAGCCGCAGCGCACACCCGCAAGTCGGAGCGCTGCGAACTCGGGTTCGACTCCCGACACCTCCACCACACATCTGAGCGTTCCGCCGATGTGACGTCCTGAGCGTTCCGCCGGACATCCACCTGCATACCTACTCACACTAAGGACACACATGTCTTACCTCGAAAGCCTCTTGGAGGCTCAGAAGAAAGACCTGCACGACGCGCGTGCCTACCTGGACCGCGCCGAGCAGGAGAAGCGCGACCTGTCGGTCGAGGAGCGCACCGCATGGGACGCACTCAATGGCCGCATGGACGAGCGCCAGGACCACATCAACACCGTGCGCGCTGCCGAGCAGCGTGACGCGCGTATCGCTGACCAGTTCGCTTCAGCGCCGGAGTTGCGCGCCGAGGTTCGCACCGCCGCTGCGGAGTTGTCGGACGCCGACATCATCCGTCAGTTGGCAACCGGCGAGCGTCGGACCGCCACCTTTGAGCGTCGCGGCCTGTCTGGCGCTACCGCCACCAAGGGGCCGGAGACCGTGCCCCAGGGTTTCTACGACGTCATCCAGGAGCAACTCGCTTCGTTGAGTCCCCTCCTGGACAACTCGGTTGTGACCGTTCTCAACACCACGAGTGGCGAGGACATCAAGGTGCCTGTGCAGACCGCACGGCAGAATGGCACCGCGACTGCCGAGGGCGCGACCTACGCAGAGTCCGATCCGACGTTCACCAGCATCACACTCCGGGCCCACAAATTCGGGACCCTAACGCTCGTTTCGAATGAGCTGCTTCAAGATACAGGGATCGACCTCGTTGGCTTCCTCGGACGCCAGATGGGTCTCGCGCTGGGGACAGCCATTGGAAATGTTTTGACGCAAGGGACCGGGACTGTGCAACCTAACGGTCTGGTTTTTGCGCTCGGCACGGCTCCGGCTGTCACGGGTGGCACCGGCGTTGGTGGCGCTCCGACCGCTGACAACCTCATCACCCTGATGCACGCCGTAGACAGCGTCTACGCCGCACAGCCTTCAGCGGGCTGGATGATGAGCCGCAGCACCCTGGGCACCGTTCGCGCACTCAAGGACAACCAGGGCGCGTACCTGTTCAACCCCTACGCCGATGCTGGCGTGGTCGGTCGTCTGCTCGCTTACCCGGTGTACGAGAACCCCTTCGTTCCCGCCATCGGTACGGCTGCAACGTCGGCAACGCTGACCGGAAAGGCGATCCTTTTTGGTGATCTCAAGGCTTATCACACACGTTTGGTTGGTGGGATTGAGATCGTCCGTTCGGACGAGGCGTACTTCACCTCCGACCAGGTTGCGTTCAAGGCGCGCGTGCGCGTCGGTGGCGACCTCGGTGGTGGACGTACCGACGCGGTGAAGTTCTTCCGCGGCGGCACCGCCTAACCAGGAACAAGCGGGAGGGGCCGGGTAACCCTCGGTCCCTCCCCCACCTACCCCCGAGGGCGTTAGGGCGCAGGACTAGCGCCCTCGGGTCTCCCTGCGAATACCTGCGAACTAAGGAACCTGCGATGGATCGTGCAGCACGTCGGCGCGCAAACCGCCGAGGGATAGACCCGGTGACAGTCCTCTGGCATAGCAATGCTCCCTGGGCCAATACGGGATATTCAACTCAGACCAAGCAAGCCGTGGAGCGGTTGCAGCGCGACGGTCACCACGTCGCCATCAACTGCAATTATGGGATCTACGGCACAACCACGGACTACGACGGCATCCCCGTCTATCCGATGGGTATGGACCCGTACAGCAATGACACGGTGCAACCCAACTGGAAGATGTGGACGCAGCAGCACCCTGGTCCCGCTATCGCCATCTGCCTGTTCGATGCATGGACGATGGAAGAGAAAGCCTGGGCCGACATTCCCACGGCGGTCTGGACGATGGTGGATCACTTGCCGGTGCCGCCGAATGTCCTTGGCACGTTGCAACGTCCGAACATCACGCCAATCGCGGTCACGCGCTTTGGGCAGGAACAGATTGAGCGCGCAGGATTAGAAGCGCTCTACATCCCTATGGCTATTGAGCCATCCCTGTATTACCCAGGCGCGACGTTCAACGGCAAGACAGGCCAGGAGATGATTGGCTGGGACGACGACGTATTCGTGGTCGGCTGCATCAACGCGAATAAGGCAGCAGGCGGCGGGACGATCCACCGCAAGGCGTGGGCCGAGAACATTCTGGCGTTTAGCATCTTTGCGCAGAACAAGCCGGACGTCCGGCTATACCTGCACACCGAGCGATACGGACGGCACAACGGACTGATCCTTGACCTACTGCTGAAGGCGTGCGGCCTGGAGGAGCACCGCCACTACAAAGTTGTGAACCAGCACGCCTACCACAACGGCATTCCCAATGAAGCCATGGGCGCGATCTACAACGGCATTGACGTGCTGTTGGCTCCCACGCTGGGCGAGGGCTTCGGGCTGACAGTCCTAGAGGCACAACTGGCCGGGACTGTTGCCATTGTCAATAACTTCTCCGCACAGCCAGAGCTGCTCGGCGATGGCTGGCTGACCGAAGGGCAACCCTTCTGGGACGGCGCGCAGTTCTCCTGGTTCAACACTCCGAACGTCCCCAGCATCGTGGACTGCTTGGAGCAGGCATACGCGCGTGGCCGCGAACGCAGCGACAAGGCACGCACGCACGCGCTGGAGTACGACGCCGACAAGGTGTGGGACGAATACTGGCGACCCTACTTGGCGACGGTGGCCAATCAGCAGGCCGCTGACCTGCCGCAGCCGTCCAGGTCATGGACGCTCAACCCTGGGGCCACGGACCCACGCCTGACTATCTACATACCGACCTACAAGCGCGAGAGCGTCCTCGCGCTGATGGCGTCGATGGCACCGCAACTGACGCCAGACGTTGAAGTCATCATCTCCGATGACGACCCCAGCGGGCAGTACGCGCAGCGCATCAAGGACCTGCTGGCAGATGCGCCGTGCCGGGTTGAATACCAGCACCACGGCATCAACCTTGGCGGCGACCCGAACATCTTCCGTGGCTTGGAGCAGGGCAGCGGTCCCTGGGTCTGGCTGATCGGCGATGATGACGAACTCCTGCCGGGTGCTATCGCCAACGTCCTAGACGCAATAGACGCCGACGATGTGGACCGCATCATCCTGCTGACCAAGGAAGCGCAGACTTCGGCGCGTGGGCTGAAGGGTGATCTGGCAATCATTCATCAGCATGACCCTGGTCTACTGATTGCTGCAACGCTTATCACGGCGAACGTGGTGCGAAGGCAGAAGCTTGACCTGGCGAAGGGCCGGGAGCGGCTGGCCTTCCTGTACGGGCACTCCTGGGCTAACACTCCGTGCGAGCGTGTCAGGGTGCTGGCTGAGTCTGCGTTCATCGTTGGCGCTGCCAACGCGGAGGACTTCATTAGCAGGGGCGAGCCGCAGCAGAACGTGGCCATGGCTCTGGCTGAATGGGCACTCCTGGTGGAGAAGGGCTACGGCCTGCCGTTCGATATGGCTAAGACGTGGAACTTCGTGCTCGCTGCGAACGCAGCCAGGACCTAATGCGCGTCGCCATCACGGGTGCCACCGGGCACCTCGGTCATGCGATGGTCGGCTACCTGTCCCGGCTCAACGTGGACGTATTCCTCGTCGGCCACAGGATCTCGGACCTGATGCGCGCTGACGTGGTGTTTCATCTGGCCGCACCCGACCACCGCGACCACGACGCCATCGCCGCGTTCACATCCTTCAACGAGGACCTGCGCGCCTGGTCCGACAAGCACAGCGTGCCAGTCATCAACACCGCGACGTGGTGGCAGCATGCTGGCGAGGACGCCGAGGCGCTGCCGTACACCAGGATCAAGGCCGCTCAGCAGGAGTTGTTCTCCGACCACACGACCCTGACCCTTTACAGCGTGTACGGCGAGACCGCACGCAGCGCTCGTGGCTTTATCCCGCAACTGATCCGGCACCTGTGTGGACACCAGCAGATTACAGCGGCATCCATCGAGCAGCGTGACTGGATACACATGCAGGATGTCTGTAGGGCTTTCCTAGCGGCACAGCACGCGCCGGTCGGCGCCTATGACGTGGCAACGTATCTGAAACTTAGTCCGATGGCGCTGGCCATGATTTTCACGGACGACCCGATGGCCACCTGGCCTGACGAACCATCGGCGCATTGCTACTACCCGAACAGCCGACTCCCCGGCTGGCGTGCCGAGATCGCCGTGACCCAATACATCGCAGAAGCATTACGACAGGAGGAAGCGTGGCAATCACCAATGGCTATTGCACGCTGACACAGATCAAGGCAGCGCTCAGACTGACTGACGCTCTTGACGATGACATGCTGGAGATGGCCGTGGAATCGGCCAGCCGCATGATTGACAGCGAGTGCGACCGCAACTTCTACGGCACCGCGACCACGAGGGACTTCACGCCGTCCGACCGCTACACCGTGGACACCGACGACCTGACCGCCATCACCAGCGTCAAGATTGACGACGAGGGCGACCGCACGTTCTCCATAACCTTGGCGACCTCGGACTACCAGACTGAGCCGCTGAACCAGCGCGTGTCCGGCAATGCGTTCCCCATCTACCGGCTGCGCATGATCGGTGACTATCTGCTGCCGATCTGGGGCGACCAGGCCACGGTGCGCATCCAGGGCACCTACGGGTTCACACCCGTACCCATAGCGATTACTCAAGCGACTGTCATTTTGGCAGGGCGCTACTACAAGCGCGCAGACAGTCTCCTGGGCTTTGCGGGCTTCTCCGATATGGGAGTGGCGCGCGTCGGTCGGGTGGACCCTGACGTGGCTGCGCTGATCCGTCCCTTCAAGAAGTACGCAGCAGCCTGATGCCAACGATGTCGGACCTGCGCACACGGCTTGCCACGAACCTGGCGACCATCTCAGGACTGCGCACGGCTGCCACGATCCCCGACGCCATCAACCCACCTGTGGCTGTCATCTTCCCGAGTTCGATCACCTATGACAGCGCGTTTGCGCGGTCAGGTGGCGACGAGTACGAGTTCATCGTCACGGTCATTGTGGGCCGTATGGATGAACGCAGCGCACAGAACAAGCTTGACGGGTACTGCAACCCGACAGGGAGCACGAGCATCAAGACGGCGATTCAGAGCGACCGAACCCTTGGCGGTCAGGCGTTTGACTGCCGAGTCACCAACCTGCGCAACTACAACCAAGTCACCGTTGGCGACACCACCTACCTGGCAGCAGAGTTTGTTGTCCAGATTTACGCATGAGAAAGGGCCACGCACATGGCTAAGCAGATCATTCAGAACCCGGTCGTGATCCTGAACTCAGGCACGATCAGCGCGAACGTGGCGCAGGCCACGATCAACCTGACCGCCGATGACATC